ATATCTGCAGTCTCTGGACTGATATTGACAGAAATATTGTTACTGTCAATTGGTTCAATAACTACAACTGTTTCACTCATGATGTCACCGCAGGTGTTACCACAAACTTTCCTTCAAGAAGACGTGTTACAACTGTTCCTGAATCTAGTACAAAGTCATATACGTACCGACCAGCAGGCAATGGGGTTGTTGTTGCCACAGGAATAGTTACTGTAAGTTTTCCAAGTGCTGCATCAATGACAATTTTAGTATTTGCATCTGTAAGAAGTAAAGTAGTTGTAGCAGACCCAATAAATGGGCGCACTGTCATAGTAGCGGTGTACCCAGTTAGGTCCCATGGTGTATCGGCAGTCTTAACAGTAAATTGAAATACGAAAGTTGTGCCTTGTTCGCAAACTAAGTTATGTTTAGCACTCATGATGAAATTCCTCTCAGTGCGACTAGGGCTTCCTTACCAGTTGTACCAGCAAGGGTATTGCATACTTTATTCAAACCCTGGTATAGTTTCTTGTCTGTGATTCCAGCCTTAACGTTCAAGGCACCAATTAGACTTAGTTTACCATTGGTAATACCAGCCCACTTGTTTGCTGCACCTGCTTCACCTAGATATGCCGTAAGAGCGGGATAAGTCCCACCATTAGCAAGGCGATTTAACTCCGAGCACAACGTGCTGCCTGCTACTCCTATTGCCATTATTTCCTCTTATCTCCTACAAATGCATTGTAGTAATTGACATCAAACGAGAATCGTTTCATGTGTGGAACAAGTGCTGATGTATCACACCAGACTGGGATTTCTGCTTTATTGCATAGTGCAAAAAAGAAGATATCTTCTCCCATGAATGATTTATTGACTCCAACCTCGGTAAAGATTGGGGTATTAGGTTCTACTTCTAGGATGCGTGTAATGACCGAACGGTGCATCAACACAAACCCCATGCCTGCAGCACCTACCTGTAGGAATTTGTCCTTAGGAAGGGGATGTAGACGTTTAATTCCAACCTCATTGCCATTGACCACGAACTCGAATACGGTCGGGCTAGGCACCATCAGAGGCTCCTCAGGGGTATCTGTGGTGAAGTATACGCCAGTTAGAATTGGCTTCTCTACTGCATCACGCTTATCCCATAACTTGAGGAATGTTTCTGGTGAGATGACTACATCTGAGTCAACCCATAGAATCCAGTCTGACTTGTTCTGCTCATACCATGCCTTGACAATAGTCTCACGCTGGCGTCCAATCTGGTTGCCCTGGCTACGCAACGTAGTTGCTACCTTGACACCTGAGTGGAGCATTACATCTGTAACACCTTGCATGAACTTACCATCTACCATACCATTATCGCACCAGGCGATAGTTAAAGTCTCTTCCATTGTCCCCACCTTTGTTTACTTCTTCTTCGCAGCCTTCTTAACGACCTTCTTCTTGCCATACTCCATGAACATCTCTGATGCAGACTCACCTTTTTCGTGCTTCTTCATAGCCTTCTTTGAAGTATACTTTTCTTTTTTGACTGACATAATTACCTTTTCTTTCCCTTAGTATCGCCCTTAAGAGTTACTGAACCAGTACCCATACCAGCAACTGCTAACTTCTTATTGCTTACAGTCTTTACAGGAGCCTTAGTAGTAGTCTTAGTAGCAGCCTTCTTAGCAGCATCTGCTGATACAGCCTTGATACCCTTAGCCTTTGCTGCTGCTTGCATTGCTTCGTACTGTGTCTGTGATACAGGCTTTCCTGCCTTAGCAGTCATACGCCCTGCCATTGCTGTACCCTTAGTTGTTAACTTCTCACCAGTACCGAATAGAGCCTTACCAACTGCTGACTTAGTTAAGCCACCAACTGCTGGTGACAATTTTGATGCTAGCCCTGCTGCTTTGCCTCTACTTGCAATTAGCAAACCTGCTGCTGCTACACCTGCTGTTGCCTTAGCAACATTAGACTTAGTGTTATCAGTCTTTGGTTTTGCTGTAGGTGTCGGCTTAGTTGCTGCTGCACGAGCAGCATCTGCTGACTTTGCAACAGACTTAGCGGCTGGCTTGGTTGCTGCTGCGCGAGCAGCATCTGCTGACTTTGCTGCAGGCTTTGATGATGCCTTTGCCTTTGCTTCCGCAAGACGCTTTGCTCCGTACATACGACGAACGCCTTCTTGAAATTCACGAGCCATGCCACCTGCAGTTGAGCCGTTCTTACCAGCCAACTTAAGCGCTTCTGTCATGCCCATCTTCTTGATGCTGTCAATAGTAGACTGTGTTACATTGCCAACTAGAGCATCTCCTGAGAGGCCTTTTCCGCCGCCCTTAGGCAACTTGCCTTTAACTGAGTTGTACTTAGCCATAGATTTTACCATATTTCTTCTCGAGTAGTTTCTTCATTGCTGCATCTTCTTTGGTCATTTTAGGCATTAATTTCTTTACGTCAAACGTTTTAGCAATTGAGCCCTTGGGCGCTGCTTTCTTTGCTACTTTTTTTGCTACTGGCATTGGTTCCCCTTATGGTTTATTGAGCAGTCCTGTATTTACTACTTCTGCTATTCGTTTGTTTATCTTATGTGCCTTAGGCATTGTTTCTGCCTGATATGCCTTACCTAGTACTTCTGATGCCGTATAGGCTGCTTCAACATGTCTTTCCGAAGTTCCACCAGGCTGGATACCTTGCGCTCTCGCGTCTCTATATTTCTGTAACTTTGCGTTCCATTGTTTATCTGGGATATCTCTAGCAGCATCTCCTGTATTCAATTGCAAATCACCAACCTTGCAACCAAAGCAATTTTCTACATACTCAATGTGCGTCGTTCGTCTATGTAAACTCATGTCGTCCCTACTCTACTGTGAAGTTAGTTTCATCCACACCAACGTTAGCGGCAATCAGTGCCGTTTTTACTGCCTCGCTAACGCTGTGCTTATGACCACCTGCGTAAAACTCGCTATAGGTGTCAATGTCGTCTTGACTAGGTACTCTATTCTGAAAATAGACACCATTCCTTTTACCAATTGAGATACCCATTTGGTACTTCGTGAGATATAGAAACAGACGGTGTGTTGTACCCTCTGGTGTTTCTTCCACGTAAGGTGGGGTAAAGATGTATGTAGGCATTAGTCTCCTTAATGGACTTACTCCGTGACAGGGAATTGCTCCCCTGCCACAGCGTCAATCAATTACGCGATTGATGAACCAGACTCGATGCGGTATAGAGCCTGCTCACGGTAGCGAGCAAATCCTAGTACGCCGTACCAACCGATTGGCTGGAAACGCTTTAGACGGTCTGTGACTGGTCCAAGAACTGTATGTGGCTCTTCGCCAACAGCCTCGGCAAGTGCTTGCTTACCAGCGATGATTGTACGGTACACCTTTGCAGATGCAGCACCATCAGTTGCTGAGTAAAGACGTGGTGATTCAACGAAGAATGCACCAGCATATGAACCAATTTCAGAAGCCCAGATGCGGTCCTGTGAAGCACCGTACTGGTTAGGCAATAGCCATCCTGCTGAACCTGTTTCAGCCATTAGGTCGTGAGCAACTTCTGGGTGGATTCCAGCCCAGTATTGTGCGCCCTTACGGCCCTTAGCCTTGTTTGCACGCAACTTCGCAACAGCCTTGCGGATGTTAGCAGAAGAAAGTGTTGCAGCAGCAGTTACTGTTGCTGTTGATGTAGCAGTTGAACCTGAGTAGATTACGTTTGAACCGCCACGCAATGTTGTCATTGCGAGTTCGTCAATAGAATCTGCCTGGTTAACAGCCATTAGGTTAACGATATCATCGTCAACGCCCACGTATGAGAAAATCTTCAATGCGCGTGTGTTGGTTGTTGAGTTACCGAACTCTTCAAGAGTAATTGTAACTGTTGTTGGTGTTGCGATTGTAACACCATCTGGGTCTACTGTCTCTGAAAGAGCAGTAGTAACCTTTGCCATTTCTGGGTGTAGTTGCATTACTACAACTGAGCCAGGGATAGTTTGGTCGGTTGGACGCTTGTCTGCTACAGAACGGATTAGTGGTTCGTCACGCAACGCGAATTCAATCATTCGGTCGTATGCCTTCTGTACGAGACCAGCGGAGCCAACTGTACCGCCGAGAGAACCCGATGCGGTTGATGTAAATTGCTGTGTCATGTATTCACCTCCAAGGTGAGTTAGTTAAACTATGATTATTGCGAGTTCAGGATAGCGCGAAGTTCTTCTTCGCTCTTAGCATTTGCAATACGCATTTCTAAGTCCTGCCCTCGGTCGGGCGCGTTAGCACCCTGCACTGATGAGTCTTGACGGCGTAATGCAGCCAAGTCTTCATTGCCTGGTGCATCCTTTGCAACATAGCCAAAAAGGTCTCCGTTGTCTTCAAGCCAGTTATTGACTGACTCTTCTGTAACATCGTCGATATCTTTTAGTGCTAGTCTTGCTGCTTTAGGATTCACACCCTGTTTTTCTAGGACTTCTTTGACGATAGCCTCACGCTGCTTCTTGGAGTATCCTTCAAGTTGCTCTGTAAGTTCCTTGATACGCTTTTCATCTGACCGCTTGGCTTTACGCAACTTCTTAAGAAGGTCGCTGCCATCACCATTAAAGGTTTCGGTTTCTGTTGTTGTATCGTCGTCTTCGTCTTCATCCCAGTAGTTGTTGCTCATAGCAACCACCCTTCTATTCGTGTAGTTCGCAAGCCTCAAGATTTATTCGGGGGAATAATTTGGCTCTTGCTATCGGTCTATTACGCTGACGGGGCCGATGGGTCCGTTCAGGATGCTATTTATATTTCTGTAAGTGCTGACTTGCCACGGAGTGAACTAGCCATTGTGCCAGACCTTCCGCTGAATCGCGATGTCTCTTTTTCCTTAAGTAGACGAATACGCTCTTCTTCTGCTGCACTCTTGCCAAATACATATCCTTGTGCTTGTTCTTGAGTGAACTTTCCACCTTCAAAACTAGCGATTGTATTAGCGCGTTCAAGTTGTTTTACAGTTCCAAAGCCTTCCATGGCTCCCATGTAATCGTAACCCATCGCTGCAATATCGCCTGCTGTTGCAAGGTCTGTCTTAATACCTTGCGTGCCTGCTGCAGATAGAACGCTGATTCCTCTAATCTTCTTATCAAGCGCTGCTGCGCCTTCCTTGCCAGTAAGTAATGCCTTGGCAAGTGATACACGGTCAACAGTTGGGAAATACTCTGCGAGTGTATCTTTAAGCGCCTTAGGTGCGTTATCGATAGTAGAAAATGTATCGTTGATTAATTTACCAACTTCAAGTACTGATTTATTGCGTCCAATGACATCACCAAGGAAGTCCTGTGTGGCTAGGTCTCCGAGACCAGCCTCACGTAGAACATCGCCCATTGCTGCTTCTGATGCAAAATACTCCGCAATAGTTGGAACATTGACTGCAGTTCCACCAGCAAGTAAGTCTGTTAATGCGTAAACACCTTTGAATCGCTTTGTAAACTCT